CGAAATTCATTCCCCAATGAGAACATCCAAGATAGATTGCATCTGCATCTGGAGGAATATCAATAATTGGTACAAAGTGGTCGGTTTGTATACAATCATCTTCTAAAACCAAGGTAGGATATTGTTTAATCTTCTTTAGGGTCTTTTCTTGGGCCTTGCCACAACCTTCCTTTACTGTGCTAGCCAAATAGCCAGCAACCCTTTTAGTATTTTCCATTTCCAAGTTAACAAACATAGACTCCATTCGTTGTCGCCTATTGGTGTCCCTGTCTAGGTTTATCCAAAAGGTTGGAATTTCTCTAAGGTCGATGTTCCGTGGTGGAATAGATTCTTCAAACATTATTTTTTACCAATGTGGTATTTTGGGCATAATACCCAATCTGATTTTTCTTTATACGATAAAATCTTCAACTGATTGATTTCACAAATGGGCTCTTTTATTTTATCTTTATCAAGAACTTCTATTAAACCCCACTCTTGCAAAAGAGTGATAATCTTATTTCGTCTTGCAACATCATTTTCATCTATATCAGAACGAAGTCCATCCAATGCAAACAGTTCTTTAAAATGAACAATATAATATTTACCCCTCTTATGAAGGATATGGCATGATTGGAATAGTTTCTTTTCTTTTCTTGAGGAAACACCTATTCTAGTAAGGGTTTCTTTTATCTTCAAGAAATCATCTGGTTCGTTGAAATCAATTTCTACGAGGTCATCAACACTAATATTTGGGTTCATAATCTATGTTCTCCATACACATCACATTTAATGTATGGTTTTATTTATGTTTTCCGCCTCTTTGCATTACAAAGCAGATATGCTCTATTTGCTCAGGGGTAAGAATGGACAGAACCTCATCTGCTCTTTGATTTGAATACCCGTAGCATTCTTTTATGGCTTCCAACTGTTCACTTTTCTCGTTCTTTAACCATTTACTAAATCTCTTTCGTGACCGAATGGAATGCCGAAGAAAATCGAACTGCATCTTTTTATCAAGATGAGCATATAAATTCATTTCATTTGCTTGCAAAATAGTATCGGGAAAATAAGAAAGACACCGATTTACGATGAATGGAAGATACTTCTTTTCCACCAATTCATCTTCGGTGTCCATCAGCGACTTCTTGCTGTGATTTATGGCATTTAAATATTCACCTAGTTTCACTTGAAATCACACTCCATCATAATCTCAACAAGGCAAGCAGTTAGATTAATTTCAGCATCGGCTACAAAAGCAGATTTATATTGATATTCTGCAAGAATCAAAACCACTTTAGGAATACTATTCACTTCGAAATAATCATACATCCCATCATAAATGTTTCTGAAAATCTGCGTGGGGTCGTTGTCAACATTCTCAACAACCCACTTTCTCACGGAAGTAAAATCCTTCTCCTTCATAGCAGTAATCAACTTCTTGGTATCGACCTCACCAATCTGAGTAAGAATACCAACATCAATTGAGCCTGCAATCGAATACCGTTGCAACTCATTCAAGATTCGCCTAAAATCGGGAAAATGCTTCTTGATTAATTCGGCAACAACCTTTTCTTCGTATGGAATTCCTTCTTCATCAAGAATATACTTCACCCTCTCCATGAAACCCATAGCAAGTTGTGGTTTTTCCTTGTTGGGAATTAAAAAGTTAACAACAGTACATCGACTATGAATCGGTTCAATGATTCTGTTCTTGAAATTACAAGTCAGAATAAATCTACAATTATCGCTAAACTCTTCGATAAAACCACGAAGTGCAGGTTGCGTTGACTGTGCATTTGAATAATCAAACTCGTCAAGAATTACTACCTTCTTGTTGCCTGAAATTGAAACAGAACTTGCGAAGTCACGAATCCGTGTTCGAAGGGTATCAATGTTTCCATCTTCTGAACAGTTAATTACAATAACATCAGTATCAAGTTCTGAACATAAGGCCTTAGCAATGGTTGTCTTCCCGCATCCTGCTCCTCCTGAGAGAAGTAAGTTTTGAGACTCACCACTTTGCACCATATCCTTGAATGTCTTCTTGATTCCTGTGGGAAGAATACACTCATCAATTGTCCGTGGACGGTATTTCTCCACCCACAGGTAATGTTCCATTGTTTTCATTTATCAAGCCTTGTATGAAGAAGTTCGCTCTAGTGCCACATAATAAGTAAGGTTACGATTCTTATTCTTGAATCTGGAAACCGTATTCTTAGTAATTGCTACTTCGTAATCACCAGGCATAAGTTTTAATGTTTCAATCTTAAAATGAAAATCAAAATCATCTGTGTTTGTTATTTCACCAAGTTCGACTGTATAGTTATTACTTCCTGTATCTGCTTTATCAAACACTACAAGGGAAATTGTGTCTCCCGTATTGGTGATTGCAAGGTCATTGAGATTAAGAACGGAGGCCGCTCTCAATACATCTGAGAAAATCTTTTCAGACAACTCAAACTCAACGACCACATCATTTACAGGAACTTTCTTGTCTGTAGTTGTTAAAAGATTTGGTTCACAATAATAATATTTAACAGAAGAACAACCATCAGAAATAGTCATATACTTGTCATTAAATTCTAGTTCAGGTGAATCGAAAAGAGAAACAGTACCAAGGAATTTATTCAAATCCCAAATCCCAAACTCAGTTTCAAATGTTTCTGTAACGGTTGCTTCTGCTAAAACATTCTTAATAGGTGTAACCGTTGTTAGGCGTTTGCCGGGTTTAACTAAAATGTTAGAATTTAGAGATGCAAAATTCTTGAGGACTTCCAAAGTCTCACTTGATAGTTTCATAGTGTTGCTCACTGTTGTTGTTGTCATAAAATAACTCCATAATAAAATTTACTTGTTGCGGCCACATCCGCAACCAGGCTCTTGTTTAGGGGTGTTGTTGCGGTTACAGGTACAAGTACCACCACCACATCTAGGACACCCACTTCTTCGTGGTTCATTGTTTATTGTACCATCTTTTTCTGTTCTTGCAACCTTTGATTCGAAAGATGCGTTAATTCTTTTTCTTTTTCTTCGGTTGTTTATTCGCCGGCTCATTTGGCCTCAGAACTTTCATCATTGGGGATTGGTACTGATAATTCCACCAATGAAACTCCCATTGTTTGGCAATAATTTTCAAGTTTCTTTTTTCTTTCAAACCCAGAATAATGAGATTTTCTTTCTTCTGTTTCATCCTTTGTTGATGTATAATTTGTAAAACCTGGCATACTGAGAGGGCAGTGTACATTGGGAAACTCTAACTTGCTATATTCATCTTCAGATAATTTGTTCAACCAAGTGGCTTCTCGGTCACCACAACCACATTCCAAACACATATGTCTGCCTTCTGTCTCGCTGTTGCCTCGAAACTCACAGGCTGCAAGGCCAATATCATCCAACCCATGACAACTCATGCTTCGAACTTCTACAACTTCTGGTTCTGCTCGTTTTCCACTAAACCCCTTTGAAATATAAGACGAGGCCAAGTTCTTTGCCTTCTGCAAAATTCCAGGCTTATCGGGAGCAGTTTGAGGTGCTACTGGTGGTGGGGGTGGGGGTGGTTTTTGTTTTGAGGCAGAACTCCAGTTACCTGTTGCTACAATCCGTTTCTTGGCCATTGTTTTATCCCTCGCCTAAAAAATCTGAACGGTCGGAAGGCGAAGGTACTTCAACAAGAAATTTAGAAAGGTCATTTTCATGAATTAAAGCACTATGGCCATCTGCAAATTCGACCATAACCATAATCTTATCTTCTGATTCTCTAACCTCTACCACATTTCCAACCTTACGAGTTTGGTTATATACAACCGACTCTCCGATATTATATTTATGGTCACTCATCTTCTGTCTCCTTTATCTCCATATCTTCATAGGGGGACTCGTCATAATCATCGCAAGCCCAATCTTTTAAATAATTTTTAGTATCTCTTCGACTTCGTTTTTGTTGGTGTTTGCGTTCACCTTTATTCGGTCGATGATATTCTTCATAATCATCATACTGTTCAATATTAGGCCGGGCCATTTCCAATTCTCCTCAAAATTCCCCAACAACTTCCATTAAATTTTTTAATTTATGTGTTATCATATAATTGAAAATCTTAGACCTATCTGATACTTCTTGTGTTTCAAACATTTCTACTATTTCTCCTTGCATTTCCTCTGGTATATATGTAAAATCAATAAGGGTTTGATTCCTTTGCCAATTTCTTTCGGTTGTCCATTGCTCTAACTCTCCTGATATCACATCAATCTTCTTAACACCACATGGTTTTTGTCTTTTATTTTCATTTACAAATGCATCATCATCTGAAAGAATATTAGGAATACCATCGGATGCATCGCCTTTGATAATATGATGTGTTAAAAATTTCAGTGGATTATCACATATAAGCATCTTCTTATGAAGAGGTGTGTATTGAGACACATTTGGAAATCTTTGTAACTGTTGAAAATCTTTATCACTGGAAACAATAAGAACTTTCTCTTCGGTGTGATACTTCTTAGTTAGGATTGCAATGATATCATCGGCTTCAGCGTGAGGAATGTACATATGTTTATATGGAAAATTTTCCTGAACTTCTGTTCTAATCATATGAAAAATATCAAAGATACCATCCCAATCAATAACAGACTTTTTCTTTTGCTTTTTCCTATTGGCCTTATACTCTGGAAAGAATTTCTTTCTCCAACAGTCTCCCGAATCATGACAAATGACTAATTCACCATATTCCCTAGAGAACTTATTTTTCATAATTCTATAAGTATTTAATACCATATGTCTAATCAAATCATGTGATACTTCTTGCCCGTTTTTTGTTTGTGCGAACAAACTACCAATAATAATTTGATTGTTATCTACTAAAATCATTTCTTTTTCTTCTTGCCTTGTTGAACGGCATCATAAAAACTCTTTAATTTCAAGTCAGCCCAACTACGCATATACCTTCGGTCTTCTTTATTTGTATTCGTTTGCATCCAAAAAGACATTTCTGTTAGAAATTCACTTCCTTCAACATATTTCCCATCAAAGAAAACTCTAACTCTGAGGTCTTTTCCCCGTGTAAAAAACGGGTAGTCTTCCTTGGATGCGAGTTTATATGTACGAATTGAAAACTTCTGAGATATAATTTCCAGGCCGGTCTTCATGTACTTCTCATAAGACAATGGTGTTTTAAGAGAAATTCCACTCGTCCATTCTCGTTCTTTAATTTTTTCTTTTTTCTTGACCATAATTTAGATGGTATTTATCTCAACTTGAGAAAAACGAACAATAAAAATCAAAAGAAAATGCCTTTTTTTAAACGGCGTTTTTACTTAATGCCTATTTTAGGAAGCAACCGATTCCTTTTTCTTTGGTTTAGAAAGTTCCGCATCAACACGAAGTAAACTTTCAAGCAAAGCACCGAAGGCCTCATATGGGTCAATGTTTCCACCAGGCCTTCTATCTTCTAAATAGTCGCTATCGTGCGGGATACGAACAGAAACGCTTCTGTCATTTTCGCCCCATTCAAACGAATCAATGTGTGCTGTTTCATTCTTACCTGTAAGACGGAACTCATTACCAACACCATAAACCTTAATGTGCTTCTTGTGGTCTTCTGAAATACCAATCAACAAGTCATCAATATAACGCTTTGAGTCTCCCTCTCGTAAAGCGGGTGTACTAAAGTTAATATGACATCCTGTTCCTGCCCAATCATCATTGTCTTTAAATAACTTTGGAAAAGTTTCGACTGCGAATTCGTGTTCTTCGGCAAGTAATTCATAAAGATATCTTGCCATCCAAAGGTCATCTGCAAGGTCAATTGGATTCTGTGGACCAATTTGATATTCCCATTGCGAGAGCATCACTTCTGCATTAATTCCAGACAACATGATTCCTAAATCATGGCATCTACGAGCATGTTCACGGGCAATATCTTTTCCTCTAACAAAATTACCAGTACCACAATAATACCGACCTTGGGGATTAGGAAAGAAAGTCTTTTGCATCTTCTCTTCTTCGTCCCATCGTTCTGGCCATTGCCATGGTTGTTGATTCTTTGGATTGATGAAAACATATTCTTGCTCTACACCAAAAAGAACTCCATCTGCATTGTCATGCGAATTTACAAGTTTGGTAAGGTCAGTTCTAGTATTAGAAATGTGAGGTTTGCCCTTAGTATTATACACTTCGCAAAGAACATATCCTCTGTTTGGATTTTCTTGTGATGTATATAACTTCACTGGTTGCAGAATCATATCACTGGATGATACTTCTGCCTGATTTGTGCTTGAACCATCATATGCCCACTTTGGGATATCGGTCAATTCTAAATTCCTTTCTTCAGTAGAAAGGGTAATGTAACGAGTCTTAGTTCTGAGACTCGGACTATCCGAACCATCCAACCAAACATAATCTAACTCTATAACACGGTCACTCATAATTTAAACTCCTTTAGGGTTTATAGTATACAAATACTGGTTCGTATTTATAGTATGTACCATTTACTTTGCAAAAATTCTTGCACTTCGGAACGCCATTTTCATCAAGTCGATTTTGGCCCGGCATTCCTTCCATAGCCATCTTCAACACATATTTATACTCCATACCAAGACTTTCTAGAATATCTTTCGAATCTTTTTCAAGAGGAATGTAATTTCCCTTAACTAGAAGGTCTGCAATGTTCCATAATAAATATCTATCTGGTTTTAGAAACTCTACACAAGTCTCTAAAGTTGGTCTGAGGAATCCATCTCGCCACGATTCGTATGACGAGCCATACTTCTTGTAAGATTGGTTCTCGTCCTCTGAATATGCTTCTCTATTGAAGTAAGGTGGCGAAGTAAATATGAAATCCAAACAACCTCTGTATCGTTGGAAGTCGGGGTGGTTTCCGATGTCTTCGGCACATTCTTGGAAGATGTGGTAGGTGTTGGGTTCACTGAGGAAGGAATTTCCTCTGTATGTTCTTGTGTTGTAGAATTCTGCAACATCTTCATACTTAGAACGAACAACGCTATCCACGGTATAAAAGTTATCAGGGTTAGGGTCAGTGCCAATATAATGCACAACCCTATCATCACGACAGGACATAGCACCAAGAATGCGGCCGCCCCAGCCAGCACTTGGGTCATAAATGTTAAGAACTTCTTCATCTTTACAATGCTCCGTAAATCTTTCGTAGATACATTTTGCCGTTGCGGGTGGGTAATTATGTGCAACTTGAATATATCCGATGCGGAAAGAAGCAAATCCCTTTGGGAAAATCTTCTCTCCTGTTTTGTAAACCCGAATATTGTACACCGTATTGTTCGGCATATTTTCAACATCGAATGTGCTATAATTCTTGTACTTGAGCCATCCTTTTTCTTTATAGTCAAGGACTTGCTGTTTCGTTAGATGAAGAATATCAGATTGATTCAACTGGTGGTAACCACTGTTGACTCCCTCTCTCATCTTCACTTCTTCAAGAATGAAACCCTTGCCTTTAAAAATGGTGGGCGAACCATAAAATGCTTCAATCCATTCTTCTCCTGTTTCGACCGAAACAACTGAAAACTTGGGGTCTTTCCTAATTGCAGACTTGGCATGATTGTACATAGAGTCCCTACGAAAGTGTCGCATCGAACCTTTATACATTCTTTCAAGAAACTTATCATCAGCAAACAAATCATAAATGGAATGGCCATTATCTTTATCGCTATAGTTAATTCGTGTCTTCATCATGGTCGAAAACCACTGGTCAACTTCTGCTCCTAATCGAACACGGTTGATTAAAACATCATCATCAATATCAGATAATTCATCGGTGAATGTAAAGGTTTTCTGTACTGGAAACCCTTCCATTTTATTCCACTCATCAATAATATCGTTTTCGTTCTTGCCTGTTCTTGGAGGATTGCCTTCTTCGTCCCAAATCTTAACGACAGTCTTTCTCATCTCAATGACCCAATCACGAAACTCATCGGGCGTCATCGCCACCAAGTCATCAAAGTAGTAATTTATATCATGATTCAAAAATGAATCATTTCGTTCAAAGAAAGGTTTTTTCACAGTTTTCATTTCCATAATTATACTCTATCTCAGGGTAAAGTCAAGTCATAATTCTCATAAACTTCTTCTTTAGTTAATCGTCTACCAACAATCCAAAAAAGAGTCTTCTCAGAAGTATTAATATTTTCCATCATCCATTTATGTGCTTTTGCCTCATAAAGTTCATCCATTAGTCCACCACCAAAAAACTCCCGTTCACCTTTACCATATTGGGTCTTCAATGGAATCATTTGATAATCGTAAATTGGATATTCTAGTGGGTTGACATAATAATCTATCTTCTTACTTCTATCTGGACCAATGCAAACTCCATAAATGTTCTTGACTGATTTTTCATATTTAACCAATCCCCTAAGAATAGCGGCCATTTGAATGCCGCTTCCCACAGGAATGACTAAATTTTCCAGATAATCAGGAATATTCATAACCTGTTCTGTGGTTGTGTCTAAAATGCATTTGGGAAATTTATCAACATTGTCACTAAAAACAGCGTTGAACGCATTTTCCTTTTCTGCTAAATCTCGCATTCTAGAAAGGACAGGACCGTGCATTCCTGTTCCACACACATTTCTAATATCCGCACCCCAATGTCGGGCCAAAACCATCATGTGATGATTGTAAAGTGTTTTTGATGAAGACCCACCAACACAAATAATACACTTCAGCCCATAAAACTTACACACTTGGGCTAATATTGTACCAGTGGTAGAATGTACTTGAGTGTGAGTTACAATAGTACCACCAAAATTTTCTTTGATATTTTCTAAATTAGTTTTAATAAGAGAAATGGCTTGTCTAACTTTACCACCATTCGTTCCATGCATACCGAAAGGTTGAAATAAATCATCTCTCTTGTAAAGGATACCATCGTATTCTTCTATTGGAGTATTTTCATTAATAATTTGATATTCCATTGGTGCCTCCGTGGTTGTAGTGGTTGTGCTACTAAACGGGAAGAGTGGTTCGAAATTGTTTGAATTCGTCATTGTAAAACTTTTCCTCTAATTCTGCACCCCAATAATGTCTACCAAGGCGTTCTGCGGAATATAGGACCGGACCTACTCCCGCAAACGGGTCAACTACAAAATCACCAATTTCAGTTAAATTTGAAATTATATAATCACAAAAATCGTGCGACCAAACAGATTGGTTTAAAATTTTACTCTGCTTATCAACATAAATGTCTCGTAACCAATCTCCCTTTCTGGTAATTGTTCCTTTGTATGTATAGACTAACATATGTTGAAATGTGAAGTAGTACATGTCTTTCTTTCCCACTTCATTTCGAACAACAATTTTATAGTCTTTTAATTTCATACCCTGCTCTTCAAGGCATTTTGCATACCACATATGATTAGAAAGAATAGAACCGTTCACCCGTCTGTCCGTCTGACAAATTACAACGAAACCATCCTTCTTTACAATTCGTGCAAATTCTTTCGTTGCTCGTTCTTGAAAATCTTTATATGATGTAATTCCATTAGTGCTTGTATCAAAATCTGTTTGTGATAAGTCTGGGCAAGAAGTGAAAACCAAATCTACACATTCATCACGAAGTAGGGGTAAATAATCAAAAGCATCACCCTTTACATATTTGTTCTTTAACGACATTTATCCTCCTGCCAACTTACTAAAATTATTAACTTTCTTAAACACAATATGATTGCTGAATTTGTCTGTCATCGTATCAGACTTATGACTGATTACAAATATGTTGGCACGGGAGCCGAACTCTGTTAGGAGTTTCAAAAACTCCTCTGTTCCGACCGCATCCAAACTTGAATCAAACACTTCATCTAAAATTAGCAAATTGCAATTCACACTATTCTTGAGTCGTGCAATCTCCCGCCATGCAAGAAGCAATGATAAGTCAATACGCAAGCGTTCCCCTTCACTGAAACTATGGTATGTAAACTCATCACGGTGCCTGCTCTTGATTGTCTCATTGAAATTCTCATCCAAATTAAATTGGCAAAAGAAATCCATATCCGCAAGATACTTGTTAATCAATTTATTCATAATTGGCAAATATCTCTTAATGATTTTCGATTTAATCCCACTATCTTTTAATAAGAGCGATGCAATTTTAAAATAGTGTTGGTCTTCTACCAGTTCTTTTCTCTTCCCAACACATTGCTTTCCTTCTCCCATCAACTCATTTAATTCTTTTTTCGTTTCTTGAATTTCTGTTCCTTCACCAGAAACAGATTCAATGTTTTGCCTCACCTTGTCGATATATTTAACCGAAGCACTAATTTGATTTTGATTTCCAGAAATTTCTTTTTCAATTGTTTGAATATTGTCAAGAATACCATTAATAATGGTTAATCTATTTTCAATTTCCTCTACATTCTCAATGACATTCTTTAATCTACTTTCGGCTTTATCTCTTTCCTCGTTCTTCTCTTTAAACACACACTCTTTATGGTGTTGCTCGATGTCTTGTTTACATGACGGACATGTATCATTTTCCTCATAAAACCTAATATTCGTATCAATGTTCTTGATGTTGGTCTTCTGCTGGCGTTCAATAGATTCTAGTTCTAGAAGTTTCTTTGGAACTTTATCTTTATCTGTCACCTGCTTCAACAGTTCGGCAACTTCGTGTCGATAATTATCAATCTGTTTTTGTATTTCGTCAATCTGTTTTTGTGATTCTGTAATTTCTGCCTTATACTTCTCAACGGATTCACTAGACTTTTTATTAAGAGTATCGATTAATTTTTGCTTCTCGTCAATCTTACTCTTAGCAATTTCAATCTTATGGTCAAGGTCTTTAATGTATTCTTTTGCCACTTGAATTCTACCACGAACAATTGTATTCATAACCGAAAATACATCAATGTCTAGTAAATTCTCAACAACAGAACGCCTATCGGCCGCTGTAAGTTTCATAAAGGGAATATAATTTGACGAACCAAGAATAACAACCTGACAAAATGATTTATATGTCATCTTGAGAATCTGTTCCTCAAGAATCCTTTGATAATCTTTTGCCCTTGAATCTTGTGGAAGCAATGCACCATCTTTATAGATTTCAAATTTCTTTGGCTTAATTCCACGAACAACTCTATATTCTTTTTGACCTACTATAAATTCAATCTCAACTTCACAATCTCTTTCATTAATAGAATTGGGCAGTTGTGGAATATTAATTCCACGGAAAGATTTACCAAACAAAGCAAATGTCAATGCATCAAGCATTGTTGATTTACCTGCACCATTCTCACCCGATACAAGAGTGGTGTCATATCGTGTGAGGTCTACTATTGTTTTATTGTTGCCAGTTGAGAGAAAATTCTTCCAACTTAATGTCTGAAATATAATCATATTAGTGTTACTAAATCTGTGGGGTTTAATATTGCGTTTTTGTAAACATCCACAACCTCATTTATGAAATCCCCATCATAGCAACCTCTTCCGAAATTGCAAAACCTTGTGGTTAAGACCACATTATCTTCGGTATAGTGTCCTTCGTTTTCTGTTACCTTGGACACCAACCTATCTACACTTGGTGCCATCGGGTGGCGTGCGACATATAATAAACTTGGGTCTAATTCAATTTCTGGAAACCAATAACATCTGCCATTTTGTTTTCCAAAAAGATTTTCCAAAAACACCTCATCAAATTCTACTCTTGTCTTAACAAAATCTTCTGCTAAGGGTGGAACACTTCCGTCCTTCCTCTGCGTTCTTCTGTATTCCTTTACCCCTGCTGTGCTTTTTACATTAGACAACAATTTCTTCCAAGGATTCCTTTTCCTCATAACGACAAACTCTCCATGTATAATTCCTTAATGAGGCGTTTCATTTTATCTTTATCCTTCACCTCAGTCATAACATCAATCTCGTTGTTGATTAATGTAACTGTGTCTTGTGCTAAGTCAACCATATCATCATCTTCTGTTTCGGTGTTACTCAACTCTTCAATGATAGTGAGTTTTGCCACACCACCATCATAAAGTTTATCTGTGAACCTATCAAATGTATATGGGTGTTCCTTATTATCTACAACTACCCGAACATAACATCCCCTAAATTCAGAGAAATCAACTTCATCTATTTTCATTGGGCCGGCGGTATCATCATATCTCAGTTCCACAAACATTCTGTGTGGGTTTGGAACGAATTCAATTTCACGGGTTTCTGTATCCAATACATGAAATCCCTTTGTCTCATTAATATCTGAAAATGTAATTTGGTACTGTGTTCCCAAATAGTAAATGTTGCCTTCTTCTTGCCTGCAATGAAAATGTCCAGATAAAACCTGTTCATATCGTTCAAATATTTTTGCATCCATACCACCATGATGATTAACACCACGCATAACCTGATATCCATCAAGTTCTAGGTGACCTATAAGCATTGGGGCCGGTGCTGTCTTAATGAAATTAACAGACTCATCAAAGTTTTCTTTATTTACCCAAGGAAGAAGTGCAATATCCAAACCATCAAAGTTAATAACCTGTGGTTCTTCATATAATTTCAAATCACTACCGAACAATTCTTTTATTGAATTTATTACATTGGTATTACGATAGTAAACATCATGATTACCTAAAATACAATGCAATTCGATATTTTCTTCCCGAAGGATGTCTATGAATCTGGTCCGCACTTGGTTAAGAATATTAAAATTAACAAACTTTCGCCTATCCATAAAGTCGCCTGCATGGATTACTGTGTTGATATTGTTTTCTTTAAGATAAGGAAAAAATACCTCATCAAAAAACTTCATAAAGTGGTCAAAAAATAATTGAGAGTCACCTCTAGCACCGAAGTGCGTGTCATTAATAATAGCAATTTTCATTCAGATTTTTCCTCTAAATCCTCTAGTGGTGGTTTCTTCTTTGGCTTTCTTCCTCTTTTTTTAGGTGTGAATTTTTCAATATCCGCCTTACTAAGAGAAAAATGGTCTGCTAATGGATTGTTTGATTTTTCATCTACTAACTCATTACTCAACAGTTCCTTATTAACAATGCCATAAATGTCGGCCGAATCAATCAACTTATATTTAATGTAAGTTTGCTTCTTCTCTTTTTGAATTCTTCGAAGAAAGGCATAATAGATTATTTGTGTAAAATATGAGAAAGGATTTTTTGATTTCTCTGGATTGAAATTGCTACAATACATTAGGCAATTTTCAATACCATCTCCAATCATTTCTTCTCTATAAGGATAGTTGATGAAATTGGGCCTGTAAGATAAATGGGTGGCAATATCTAAAAAACACTTTCCAATATAATCAGTTACTGGTGGGTCTTTTTCTTCTTTTTCTCTTGCAGCCAGAACTTCCTCTTTCCAAGAAATCATATGCTGATAAAATTCTTTGTTATCAACATAATGATTTGCTGGCTTTTCTTCTTTTTCTTCTTTTGGCTTTTCTTCTAAATCATCTACTGATTCTTCATGTTCGTCCATATTTTATCTCCATAATGATAATTAAATAAATTCATACTGGTATAATACAGTATAAATCCGTCAAGTCAATCTTTTTTTAAATTCTTTTGATTTTTATTTTCAAAACCCACATCACCAACACTACATAGAGTGTTCTTTCACGGCAGCCTATATTAAGAATAATGGCTCAGATATAATCATTGGGGTCTGGACTCCAGTCCGTATATTTAGTTCCCCAACCCATATCATCTTCTGATTCATCATCTTCCACTTCTTCAACATCATCTTCCATTTCCATGAAGTATTCATCATTGATGTTACTAGCAATTTGCTCTAACATTTCTTCTGGCACACCATTTTCAAAATAATCTTTAAGCATTTCTTTCATTGCTTCATTGGCTTCTTCTGCCGCTTCCATCATTCGATTCTCTTCTTCTGGTGATAATTTAGCAATATGATTATTGCCTTTTCTAACTTGAAGATAATGGTTTAATAGGGCTTCGGTTGGATGAGTGATTCCAACGATATAGTCTTTAGGAACTGTGATTGAATGTCCCTTACAATAGTTAAGCCACCTCTTAAGAATTAACTTTTCTTGTCTAGGAATGCCAAATCTATCAACAAGAACCATAGTTTCCATATCAAAAGGATAATCTACTAAAAACTTATCGGTTAAATCTGTTCGTACATTGCAAATAATATTTTCACCAGACTTTAATTTTAATATTCTAAAATTGTTTAAATTGCTACCCATGTGTTTACCCTCAAATCTGAATGACTACATTTTTGTAATTGAATTTTTCGGAATTATATATTTTCACCCGTTCCATGAAATGATTTAATGTGTAATTGTGATGTGCTTTCCAATGTAAATCGTCTGCAACATCATATAGTTTCGCACACTCTTTATATTTAGACTTTCTTAATTGTCTCCCGATACTCTGCAATACACGAATTCTGCTTTTCGATGGTGAGGCAAAAATAATGTTATGCAACCTTCGAATGGAAACACCCGTACTAAATGTCCCATAAGATGCAACAATGATTGCATCGCTTTCATGTTCTGTGAGTTTTCGTATTTCTTCTCTTTGTTCAACATCAGTTCCTCCATATATGAAAAATACTTTTCTGTTCTTATCTGCATTCTTCTTAATCAAATCGAATAAGATTTTACCATGCTTCTGAACATATTGGAAAAGAACAAGAGTATTCCCTTTACTATTTAGGGCAAGATTACATATAAAATCATTTCTTCTTTCATGTGTAACAATATAGTCGATTTCTTCTTGATATTTAAGATTCTTTGCGGCCTTGCACTCTTCATCTGGATATTTTAATAGAATACAGTCAATTTTCAAATCAGATAGTAGTTCTTTTTCTATTAATTCTGTTGTTGAGGTCACTTTATAGACAGGACCGAACAAACCTTCAATTACTAGTTTGTGTGTATCAGTACCGTCTAGAGTACCTGTAGTCCCTACACGGAACGGACAGACCTTTAATTTGGTCATTAGGGTAGTAAGAGACTTAGATTTAAACAAATGACATTCATCACCAAAAACAGAACTAAATTGCTCAAACCATTTAGGTGGTAGTTTGTATACACTTTGCCAAGTGGTGATTACTATCCGCTTATCCGTATCTTTTGCACGACCTGAATGAATCATATGGCAATTGCTTTCTGCATCCCATGTATCTTGAGAACTATAATCAGCAAAATCACTTTCCATTTGTGCAACTAGTGATTTAGTTGGTACAACAATTAGAATTTTTTTATTATCTTCTTCTAATCGTTTTCTAACTAGACCGTAGATGATTAGGGACTTACCAGAAGCAGTAGGCGACAGCAGGAGCGTTCTTCGTTCATTAAGTGACTTCTGTATCGCTTCAATTTGATGTTGATGCGGTGTAATCTTTTCACCCGCCGCATGGATGTTTAAAGACTCCATATACTTGTACACCATTTGTTTAGTATAGGTTTCTTTTTTCTCATCGAAGTCAATACCAATCCAGATATTTCTTTCTTTTGCAAAATGCTTCACATAATCAAGAAGACCAGTGTACAATTCCTGTGAATGTACATTGTATAGACGAATCTTTCCGTCCCACATTCTGTTTCTATATGACGGCATGAATTGGTAGCCTGGGACCACAAAGGTAAAGAAATCACAAAGTTCTTGTGCTGTTCCTCTATCACCACAATCTACCTTTAAGTAGATGTCATCTTTTTTAGAAACAATAATGTTAGCGGCCATTAGGGCGACCAAACCTTTCCACTTGTTCGTATTTTTAATTTACCATCTGACACATCACCAGACCAAAGTATAAATTCAATACCTGCATTTTCCATCATCGCTATACCTATATCTACTAAATCCTTCATAGAACCTGAATATTTGTCATACATTTCTTTGTGACTTACAACTTTTGATATACCACTGGCAATGATTGCTCTTGCACAATCTGGACAAGCGGCCCATGTAGAATACATGATAGAACCTTTTATATTATACTTTGCTGTCATGCTATCAAAAATGGCATTTCTTTCTGCATGTTCTATGTAATGGTATTTATCTTTTGAGTGTAACATACTATCCGTGACATCAACACCAATGGGTGGTTTATTGTAACCGTGAGACAAAGGCCCCAATGTAGGATGTACAATTACTGCTCCTACTTGAGTCGATGGGTCAGGACTTTGTTTTGCCATAATATATGCATGATAAAGGTATGTTTTGTAAATCGCACCTTCACCGATATCACCACTCACAGTTTCCATTATTCAATTAACTCCATGAATGAATTTCTTCCATTCAATGGCATTTCTAATATTCCACTGTAGAGAAGCGATTGCCTTAACAATACTATCCAAATATGAAACTTTTTCTTTTTGGTATACAACCTTCATTGATATTTCAACTAAATCAGTATCAGATTCCAGATATTTGTCCAAATCTTGCCTGAGAATTTTAAGGTCGAATTGCTCCCACCCTAATTCATCTAATTGTTCTTGGTTCATTTTTCCACCATAATATTCCCACTTTAGCCGTTTCATAACAGAATAGTCGGCCTCATGCCTTTTAAGCATAAGTCTTTCATCGAATAGAAGGTTTAGATATTTGCCATGAATTTGAGGAATCCGCATTGATTCTATGTCTAATTCAGTTTCGTTCAATTTCAGGTCAGTTTCAACCATTACACGGATATCTTCTAGTTTCATAATATACTCCTGTGATTTATTATATCACAGATTTCACATAAGTCAATTTTATATTATCAAGGCAGTACAGTATAATTATATGCCTGATAGGCAAATGTAACACTACAGGTTGCAGGGTCTAGGTCTGTGGATGTACTATCAAAGTCAATGCCAGATAAGGCCTTCGGGAAGAGATTTTGAAAATCAATTTGAACGATTGGATTATATGCACTTGATAAAATCAATAAAGCACCATCTGACATACCATCTATAGGCCCATCAACACTTCCACCATCACCATATTCTTTGGCATTTTGCATACTAAACATCCAATTGTGTATTTCAGTCCAGTTTTCTAATTTCTCATCAACTAAAAATCTGAGTTCTAAATCATCATATATTGGATTTGTTGCCGCAATTTGCAACGGAACGGTCATTCCACCACCGGCGAGAATAGGAATAGAATCAAAACTGACTCCAGGCAAAGGCCCTGCTTGACAATTAAAAGTTAGTTTAGGGGCCTTATGTAACCTAAACTGAAATGCTGTTGCTTTCAGATAATTTTGATTATCGGCTTGAGATACATCAAAGTTTGCCATAGTATTATCTCCTTACAATATGTAGGTAAATAAACAGAGGGGAGTCCGAAGACTCCCCTCTGATATAAACAATTCAAGTAATCTAATTACTTAGAATCAACCACCGACATTACCATGAAGGTTAGTCACTGGGAAGATTCTGTAGTAGAGATTCTCACGGGTAAAGTTCGAACGACCACCTGAGGCAGCAATTGCACCAAGGTCAACATTCGTTGAACCATCCGATGTGTTGAATGGGTTCTGTGCAAGACCGTAACGAGTCTTGAATCCAATTTTTGGTTGGAAAGACTGTTCATCTACTGCACGGACCATTTGTAACGGTACATATGGGCAGTAATACATGCCAGCATCGTATGGGTTTGCACCCTTGTAACCGACACAGCAGTAGTTTGCAGTTGAGAACGGGTCAACATAACACTTCATACCACCGTTGAGTGTACCGATGAACAAGTCACCAGTATCATCAGGACGGTTTACAGTTGAACCACCACTTGTAGCAAGACCAGTATCAAGTTGACCTGTCATTGCAAGTGCGGAAGCAACATTACTGTTACAGATTAAGAGGTTACCCTTACCACGGCGAGTTTCGAGAGCAATTTGGTTTGCTTCACGCTCGATTTGATAAAGAAGACCCTTCCATCTTTCAACAGCCCAACGACCATCAGCATCTGCCATCATGTCATATTCACTAGTAGTTGCACCATTTGTGGTGATGTCACTGTGACGACAACCACGAATGGCTGTTAAGTAGATAGTACGAATGACTTCACGGTTGATTTCACCAAGAATCTCTGCGGAGAGAATGTTAGCGAGTTCGCTTTCAGCATCAAGGCCGTGTACGGCTTTGAGGTCTTGAGCGAGTTCCGTGGTGTATTCAGCCTTGAGGGCACGGCTACGAGCAGTAACAGTTGCCTTGTCAATGGTGAATGCCATTTCGTTGAATGAAGGACCAGCATCAGTACCTAAGTGTTCTGCTTGGTCTGTTGTCATACCACCACCAACACTGTAGTTACCATGTAATGGGTCACCTGCACCATCAGTACCATAACCACCACCGTGGACTGAACCATCATGGTCTGGGTCCCAGTTGTCGTTATCGGCTGCATCAGTACCACTGGTATCACCAGTTAGACCACCACCACCACCTGAACCAGTAACTTCACCCGAAAAGTCGGCATGGTCAGGTACTTCACCAGACCAGTCAGTATCTGGTTCGTTGAAGAGTGCTTCATTACCAGTTTGGTTCTTGTATGTGCTTCTCATTGAGAAGATGAGTCCAGTTGGGCCACTCATTGGCTGAACTGAAGCAACATCATAAGCGATAAGGTTTGGCATCGCACGCCGTACTAGCGAGATGAGTACGGGGTCGAATGTATCGATGTTACCACCACCAAAGTTATTGGTATGTGCATCGGATGATTCCCTAAGGGCTTGCTCTTGATTCTCAAGAAGAACTGCGGTGACATTACGCCTGTAATTGTCTTTAATTTCCCCAGTCTCGTTGTGATTTAGAACCGGCGCCCACTTTTCTGTAAGTAAACTTGCGTTAGCAATTTGTTCCATTGTTATTTTCTCCTTCTAGAAGTATAATTACTTTTTAACTTTCATTTTATCAAGTACATTAGTGTAGCGTGACATCGGACCACTAAGTGGGCTTGCTTCAGCACTACCGTCTACATTTTCAATAGGGTCACTATTGGTAACAGAAACAGACTTATTAAAGTAGTTTTCCTTAAGGATTGCTAACTTATCTTTATACTGTTCTTGTGTTTCGTATTCAAGACCTTCACTGAGTGAACGAAGTTTATCAACTTCTGTATCAGTTAAAGTGTCTGAGACTTCCTCGAAAATCATCTGACAAGCAGAGTCGTTGACCTTATTACGAAGTTCAACATTCTTTTCGATTTGTTCGTTTAGTTCTTTTGTAAGAGTTTCAACTTTGTCTTCGGCTTCCTCGATGATATTACATTTATCCTCTGGGACATCAATATAATTATCTTCGAATAGACCCTTAAGACCTTCGATGAAATTCTCTGCAATTTCTGAACGAAGACCAGTTTCAAGAGCAACCTTATTTTCGGTGTACCATTCTTCCACAACATATGAAAGATAGTCATCGATTTTATTTGCTAAACTTTCACGAAGAATATTAACAGATTCTTCTAGTTTACCATCGTACTCTTTTTCTAGTTCTTCTCGGCGTTCATTTAAAGCGGCTTCAAAAATAGTTTCAGCCTTAGTTTTGAAGTCTTCGGAAAGTTCTGCTTCGTCTGCAAAGAGGGCAGTCATATGCTCTTTCATCTTTGCTTTACTATCTTCAGCATTTTCTTCTACTTCTTCGTCTTCGTCTTCATCTTCATCAATAAGGTCTTCAAAGGAAGCATCGTCATCTTCTGTCATACCAGAATCTTTCTTTTGCTTCTTCTTAACACCTTTAGCGAGAGATGCAGTGTCGCCTTGGTCGGCGCCATCACCTGCATCAGATGATGTCATATCAACTGAACTTGCGTTTTTATCTGCTTCATCTTCACCTTCTTCGCCAGCGGCTGAACCTGCACCATTTGCGGCGTTAGTTCCTGCACCATTTGCGGCTTTAGGGGAGGTAGATGATTTAGGGCTTTTGTTGCCCTTTTCCTTAACATCAGGATATGCAGTTCCTTCGCCGAGTTGTTCGGCTTCTAAAATTGCTTTTGCGGCTTCGATTGGATTCATAATTGTTAATACTCCT